TATCCTTGCCAACAAGCGCGGAACCGTGCGGGCCCAGATGAACCCTGAGCTTATGGGTGTCGAGGCCGGAATGAATATGGGCAAGGCAGGCGCATTTAAAAAAACTGCAGGACGCTATTTCCAATACGGCGCTAGCCTTGTTTCGGTCACGGAAGAGATGAACAAGGCGGCTGCATTTATCGTGGCATATCGCTACGCCAAGGATGCCAAGGCGCTTGCTAATTGGAAGAAGGCTTTCGCTGACAATGAGCGCGCCAAGGCTATCATGGAGAAGGGCTCCGACCCGTTCGATGTCGCGGAGTTCATGGTCGAAACAGTCACATTTATGGGCGGCCAGATTGAGAAGCCTCCGATTATGCGTGGAGCTGGCGGAGCAATCCTTCAGTTCTCACAATACCCATTGCAGATTTCCAAGCTCTTGGTGCAGAACTTCGCAAAGCAAGGTGCGCGCGGGCGTGTCGCCGGCATGTTTACCTTGATGACAATGTTCACGGTGTCAGGGCTTCTGTTTGCCATTCCGTTTGGTGATGATGCCATCAACATCTTTGAATATTTAACTGAGTTGATTTGGGGTAAGAAGCGCGACTTCCGCACTGAGACTCAGCAAGTTCTTGCTGACTATCTTGGGTCGGGCGAGGCCGGGCGTCGCGATGCCGAGACGATTATGCGCGGTCCATTCCGCTCCCTGCTTAACCTAAACATTGGTGAGCGGGTTGGCTTCACGTCCATGCTTCCAGAGATGGGCGATCCGGTGTCGGCCATTCCCGCCTTGTCTGGTACTATTGGTAAGTTTAAAGAATACCTCGACCGTAAGGCATCAGGTGTCCAGCCGATTGCTGCTAACATCGCACTGGCATCTCCGTTTATTGGCAAGGGGGTATCCGATATCCTTAAAGGCGTAATCCAGTTTCCTGAGGAAGGCTACAGGACGCGCTACGGCACGAAGTTGATTGACCCGAAGGATATCACTCCCGGGGATATGTTTATGCGCTCAGCGGGCTTCCAGACGGCTGACATTGCCCGTGCAGTACAGGCGGTTCGCGCAGGCAAGGAGTTGGCGACATCAACGCAGAACGCAGAGCGCAACGTCACGCTACGCCTGAGCAAAATGCTAGCAGACGCAATCCGCGCCGAAGAGGGCGGGAACGCCAAGGAGGGTGAGCGCATCCGCGCTGAGTTTGATAAAGACCTTGAAAAGGTTGTCGCTGATTTTCAAAAAGAAATTGAAGCGGGCCATATGGAAGATGCGGTCAAGCCACCATCAAGCATGGCACTAAGGGAGGCTGTCATACTTGAACTGCATCCTGAGATGCGCATCAACAGCGTTGGTAAATTAAAGCGGGCCGCATGGCTGGCATTGCAGCGGGATATTCTGGTGGAAGATCAGGAAGACAGCCTGCTTCCAGAGGAAGAGGAGGATGGTGAATCCTCCCCTCCCCCCGAATAACCTTAGAACGGAATTGAGTCGTCCAGATCGCGCTGTGGTGGGAACGGCGATGCTTGACGCTGCTGTGCTGGGGTCTGTGCCTGACCTTCCTGCCGTGGCTCGAACAGCGACACGATGATGTTGTCGCGGTCGTTATTGCCGGGCACGCCAGCTGGATTGAACGTGCGGTTCAGCAGGATGTATGGACCCTTGTCGGTTTCCATCATCACGCCAATGTTCATGTACCGGCCCTTGGTCTGGCCCTGACTATCGGTGTATTCGCCCGTCTTTACGGACAGATCGTACTTCTTCGCCATTGGTAAGCTCCTCTTAGTTGAACAGTTTTAAAAGCTTGTTCACCGCATTGGGTGACATCAGCTCGGCTTCATCCATCATGGATGCATGAACTTTACGCCATTGTTTGCGCGCGGCCGGATCTAGGCCCGACACAATGCGGATGGCATTCTCACCCCACATATCCCAATCAGGGATGCCGTCTTCATCCTCAACGCATTCAAGGACTTCGATCTGGATTTCAGGAGTTGGTTGAACCCGCTTCACAAGCTTCTCCTCAAGCGTCGACACCTTCTCGGCGGCAGGCTCAGGCTCCACTTCCACTGCGGCATGGACTTCTTCAAAGTCTGTGATGTCGAACGCATCACCGTCATACTCGTCGGCTTCAAATACACCCTCTGCCACGTTGTCCTTGTGGACTGCGCGTGCTGCGTCAGGCGACATAGGCATATACTTCGTGGCGCGACGCACCACAGTCTTACGCCACATCTCGGCTTCGTCAGTAACCCAAGGTCCGACAACCTTGCCTTCCTTTGTCTTCGATGAGGAGCGGTCGCGGATGGCATGGATTTCTTCCTTGCTCATCACCTCGAACTGCGTCTCACCGTTACGCAGGGTCCACACACAGTACGCCCCGATCATGCCACCGCGTCCGCTTAGCTTACGCTTGTGGACGATGCTTCCCGTGGTGCCTTCGATGATCTCGAACTCATCGTTCTCATATACGACGCGGCTCTCAATCTTCAGAACCTCGCCAGTCTGCAGGGCAAGCTTCATCAAGCCCTTGTAACGAGGGCGGAACTGCGCTTCATAACGCTTGGTCTTGTTGTTCCAGACCTTGAGGATGTCAGCCTCAGCCATCGACTTGTTGAGATCGAGGCCCAGTGCAGCTGCGTCAAGGCAAGCCAGCAGCAAGCTTGCACGGTCGCACTCCAGCAGGTCCATGTTGTTCATGACCGCACCTTCAACGATACCCTGATACCGATCCCAGCCATAGTGCTGCGGCAGCCTGTTCATGACAGACTCCTTGCGCAGTACGATCTCCTGCTTGAACCGATCAATCGGCTTGGCGGGAAGATTACTTGGCGTTCCTTGTTCCATCTTCTAGCTCCTTAATAACGAGGTCAATGCCGCGCTCTGTTGCGGCCTTGATTGTCGGCTTGAGTGGGTGGCTGGCGCACGCTGTGCGCAGCTCCGATACCTTCTCGGCATCCACCCTGATTACGGTATCGCTCATGAAATCCTCACTGTCTGATATCCCCTGCGGGTATTGATAACTTCGCCGACCATCTCTTCTGTAATCGTGGTCCCGAAGTTGGGCTTCACCGTGCTGATCGACATCTTGCGCGCACCGCAAGCGACCTTCGCCTTCTCCTGAGAAGTGTTCTGCTTTAGCATCTCAGCTCTTACAGCGAGAAGAATCTCGGCTTTGGTCGTGTCCTTGATGGACTTTGCCACCTTCTCATCTTCAGACGCCTTGACGTGGTCGATGAACAGCTGCTCATATTCACCACCAAGGGTGATGTCAGTGATCGGCGTCTGCTCCATTAGACGGCCGATAGCCTCAGCATCAGCAGAGTAATCGACCTCAGGTTCGAAGCCATCAGCGATGCTCTGCCAAAAAGTGCGCACCTCAGCCTTGATTGCATCGATGATGTTCTCATTGCGCGGGATCTTCATGCGGCGCGGTTCGTCACGCAACAGCGCAACCAGCCAGCCATACTCAGCATCCGTGCAAGCCAACTGGTGCTGGACCTGAAGGATATAGTTCTCCGGCGCGTCAGTGATCACGTCGCCTTCGTAATTCCAGCCATCCGCAAACGTCGATGACCACTTGATCTCAACAGGGTGCCCGCCGTCAGTGACGAAGTCGAACGACGCCCCCATGCCCGGGCAGTCGTCGACAGTGTAATAGTCGCTGACCTTGGTGACCGGCATCTTCCAGCGGTGCGCCGCCCATGCAGCGATTCCGCTTTCAAGAAATGTCCCAGCCTGCACTGACTTGTTGCCAGAGATGTCCTCTGGTGACATGCGTCCAGACTTCTCCATCCACAGCTGCCAGCGGGTGGTGAAGCTAGACAAACCAAACAGGCCAGCGATGTCGCTGCCGCCAATGTGCTTTGCGCGAAGCTCATGCCAATGGGCATCGTCGCGTACCTTTATATGCGCCATATGTTATGCTCCTGACTTATGGTTGCTCATTGTAGGTATTCTATTGTGGACTGATGTCAAGCCCTTTGTAGACATCTTCAACGCAGCGGGCCAAAATATATATGCCGCCACGCTTTTCCCATGCGTTCTGCCACGCCTTCTGGGCCAATCGCTGCTGACCCTTGCTCGTCTTCACCTCGATGCCAAACGCACGGCCGGGCGACATTACACCCAAGAGATCCGGCGTGCCCTCAGGTGCCGACTGGATCACGCGAGGCCCGCCATCAATCGGGCGGAACTTGCCGACGTTGATGCGGAACATCATGATGTCGTCACGCATACCAAGGGCGAGGCGTATCTCCTGCTGGATGGCGGCTTCACTGCTCATTGCAATGTCTCCCCATTTGAACCCTCCATACTGGCATCGATGAAGTCGATGGCGATATGCATAGCGGTATACCCAATGAGAGCATTAAACTCGTCCTTGGATTCCTTCTCCCAGCTCTGCATCACACTGCTGATGGCATTGATCAGCCTCTTGACCAGCTCGGTCGGCACGCTCACTTCGACGTAGTCGTCGCCTTCCCCATCGTAGCTTTCCATATCTCTTGCCTTTCACTATCGGTTATTCCGTCAACTGTTTTTAACCCTTGCGCACTGCGCCTCTTGGCAAGTCGCGCGCTCTCCTGTCCGCAGATCACATTGAACGCCCACTTGGCTGGGTTTGAATACCCCCGCTTTCTTGCGACATTAACCAGAACGCGAAACTTCTCATTGAGAACATCTTCCTGTGTGCGTTCGCCTGCCTGACCTGACTTATTTAGAACGTGCAGCTCGCCATCCTGTTGCATTACCTTACGGCTCTTCAATGGATAGGAGAAGCCGCACATCGGGCATTGAGGCATCGGCCTGTGAACTGCAAAACACTGAGTGCAGGTGCGGATAGAGGCCACTTCATCCTTCTTGGCTCCCCTGCGCGCCTCACCGTCAGTTAAAACCCAGTCGCGCTCGTCATCAATAAATCCGTGGCGCATGGTATTGCCAGCGTGATCAAGGATGATCGTATACTCCTTCTCATCATGCGGCCTGATCGCCCGTCCGCATTGCTGCAAATACAGCGACAGGCTTTTAGTTGGCCGCAACAAGATGGCGACCTCGACAGCGGGGAGATCAAACCCCTCGCTTACCAGATCGCAGCTGGTCAGAACCTGAATCCGGCCGTCCTCGAAAGCCTTGAGAACGCCATCACGCTCCTTCTCATCCATGCCGCCGTCGACGTGGCTTGCCGTGTAACCAGCGGACCTGAAGTCAGCGGCCACATCCTTGGCGTGCTTAACGCTAACGCAGAAAGCAATCGCCCGCTTGCCTGCCGCATACTTAGTGTAATGCGTGACAGCGCTTCCGGTGATCACCGGCTTGTCCATAGCATCTTCTAGCTGGGACTGAACGTAATCACCCATGCGGCTCTTCACGGAGCCAAGGTCTGGTACGCTTGGCGCATAGACCACTGCGCGAGACAGGAATCCCTGTGCCGTAAGCTCAGCTACCGTTGGCCCCATAACCATGTCGTCGAACATCAGGCCCAGCCCCTTGCCGTCGAGGCGTTCAGGCGTTGCGGTGACACCAAGGACGCGAGACTTTGGAAACGCCGCGACCACCTTTCCCCACGTTGAGTTGGGCGTAAAGTGATGTGCTTCATCCCCGATGATCAGGTCTGGTGCAGGGAAAAACTTCAGCCTGTTGGCTAGTGTGAACACTGATGCAACGACCACGTTAGAGCGAGGGATGCCGGGTGTGCCTGCGGCCAGCACAGAGTGAGTGACACCCACCCGCTTGAGTGCGGCGCTGATCTGCTTCAGCAGCTCCCTTCTGTGGGCAATGATCAAGATCCGCTTGTTGTTCTTTGCCATGCCGGCGGAGATGTAGCTGAACATCAATGTCTTGCCCGATCCAGTCGGGCTCACAAGCAGGGTTCGACGGTGCGAGGACAGAAAGCTATCGCGCACGGCCTGTATGGCATCTTCCTGATAGTCTCTTAGCTTCATTCAGAGCCCGCCTTCACGATGATCCGTGGCTGAGCCCCGAGGTCAGGGAAGCTCAACCCCTTACGCCGCGCATACTTGATCAGCGTCTTGCGCTTGCGCCCACACAGGTGGGTGATGCTGGCCAACGCGCGCCCCTGCTCGGAATAGAATTCCAACAGACGGCACAGTGCGTCTACGTTATGGTTACTCATTCAGTTTCTCCAGTTCCCTGATGGCCCATTGGATGCCTTGGATTTCAACACCCATGTCATGCAAGCCGTGGGCGTCTTTTGATGTTAGGAAAACGTCAGCCATTTTCCAACATATTTCTTCACGTTCGCGCAGCTCGGCGATGTGTTCTTCAATCATTGCTCTGCCTTTCCTGCTAGGGCTGCGCGCACAAGTTCACCCCCATAGGTGACGGAATAGTCGTAGATGTGGTCAAGCAGGCCAAGTGCTGCGAGAGACTTTCGTTCGGTGGCAGGCGGCTCGTAGTATT